ACTAGTTCAAAATTACAAAAGGGTATGACAAAGAAGATACCGGTTTCAAACGAATCTGGTACTGATACATTTCAGCGTTCATCAGTCATGTATCCTATTTCATATCGGATTGGTCTACAACTAAATATTTTAGCAAAGAATCAAGATGATGCTCTGCAAATACTAGAACAAATATTACCATATTTTCAACCTGACTATACCGTTACAATTAAAGAAGTCAATAACAACTTTAAGTCTGATGTGCCATTTGTTATACAAGCAGTCACTATGTCTGATGACTATGAAGGCGACTTCATGTCACGCCGTTCTATCATATATTCAATAGAGTTTGAAGCAAAGGTTAAGTTTTATGGACCAGTGACAGGCCGTAGTATTACAAAAGATGTACGAATAAATATATCAGATACGGAAATGGCTTCGGCTGGTGTACCATATAGTGCATTGCGGTTTAAAGTATTTCCAATAGGAGCAGCAGAAAACGAAGAGCATGAAATTATTACCACATATTCTGCCTTTGATAACGCAGAAACCGCAAGGCTAAACTATACTACTATTACTGGTATATTTGAGAATGGCGACATCATAAACGGAATTACCTCCGGTGCAACTGGTAAAGTATCAGCCACAGGTACTGGATTTATAACGGTCAGTAGTCCAGATGAGAATTTTACTGTTGGCGAAACTGTTACAAATTCAGAAGGTACTGCATCAATTGTTATTTCGGCAATTGATTTGAGTTATAATATATTATAATAGGTAATCTTTAAGATTATGAATAAAGAACAAATAGAAGATGACTTTGACTTCTCTCGAGACCAGTACTATAAACTGGTAAGGAATGGAGATGAAGCAATTGAGTTAATGATGGATCTGGCAAGAGAATCAGAAGCACCACGTGCATTTGAAGTACTAGCCACAATGATTAAGACTAATGCAGAAATCGCAGATCGTCTGATGGATCTACAAAAGAAAAAGAAAGACACTCTTAGAGTAGAAGAACCAAAGAGTGGTCTTGTGCCACAACTGCCAAATGGTGTAACAAACAATAACTTATTTGTTGGTTCTACACAAGAGCTTGCAAAAATGATTGAAGAACGGCAAGCAGTAAAACAAAATACAATTATTGATAACGATGACAACAACGACGCTTAAAGCAAATAACCTAAATAATTATTTTGGTAATGCAAACCTAAAGGGCGCCAATGTAACAATTGATTGGACGCCAGAGATGGTTAAAGAATGGGTCAAATGTAAAAATGATCCATTATACTTTGCAAGAAATTATATTAAGATTGTACATCTAGACAATGGTCTAATAACGATTGAGCCATACGAATATCAAGAAGAAATTATACGTAAGTTTGAAAATACACGTAGACTAATTATCGTTGCTTCGCGCCAATGCGGGAAAACAACGACCGCTACTATTATTATTTTACATTACATTTTGTTTAATGATCATAAACGAGTTGCGCTGTTAGCAAACAAAGGTGACTCTGCTCGTGAGATTTTAGATCGTATTCAAATTGCATTTGAAGGACTGCCGTACTGGTTACAGCAAGGTGTAGTACAATGGAACAAGGGATCTGTTGAACTAGAAAACGGATCACGTGTTATTGCTGCATCTACATCTTCAAGCGCAATTCGCGGTAAGTCTATGAACTTGTTATACATCGATGAAACTGCATTTATTGAAGGGTGGGAAGACTTTTCGGCTTCAGTATTACCAACTATTTCATCTGGTGTAACAACTAAACTATTATATACATCTACACCAAATGGATTGAACCATTTTTATAAAACCTATATGGGTGCTAAGCAAGGCACAAATGGTTTTGATTATGTAGAGATACCTTGGACAAGAGTTCCTGGTCGTGATGAGGCATGGAAAAAAGAAGCACTTGGCGGTATAGATAATGATATGCAAAAGTTTGACCAAGAATATTCTTGTGTAACTGGCGATACAATTGTGACTGTTAAAGATAAATCAACTGGTGAAATTAAAAATATAACTATTGAAGAGTTTGTCCAGATACAAAATAATTATGAAATTTTAACACATGAAGGATTCAAACCGTTTGATGGGATTAAACGGAGTTTATCTAATTCACTAGTGTTTATTGAAACTACATCAGGAAAAAAATTAAAATGTACAAGAGATCATTTAATTTGCATTGGAAACGAATATGTTGCGGCTGAGAGTTTAGTTGTTAGTAACACTATACTTACTAAAGACGGCGTAGAAAGTATAAAAATTAAAAAATATGTTAATGAAGAACAATATGTATATGATGTATTAGAAGTTAAAGATACTAATGCATATTATACTAATGATATAATAAGTCATAATTGTGAGTTCCAGGGCTCGTCTGGTACTCTTATATCTGGTGCAAAGCTAAAAGAACTCGTTCCTATGGACCCTATTATTTGTAAAGATAGTATGTCAATGTATGAGCGATATAAAAAAGAACATCAGTATGTATGTGTCTGCGATGTATCACGAGGCAAAGGTCTAGACTATTCTGCATTCTCAATTATTGATGTTACGCAAATGCCGTATAAGCAGGTATTCGTATTTAAAGATAATATGATTACTCCAACAGAATATGCAGAGGTTATATATCGTACATGTAAGTCTTATGGCGAATGCGCAGTTCTAGTAGAGATTAACGATATTGGCCAACAAGTATCAGATTCGTTACACAATGACTATGAATATGAGAATATACTTTATACCGAAAGCGCAGGCCGATCTGGTAAACGTATTTCAAGTGGATTTGGTAAAGGCGCAGATTCTGGTATAAGAACTACTAAAAGTGTTAAGGCAGTTGGTTGTAATATGTTAAAGCTAATGGTAGAACAGAATCAATTGATTATCAATGATATGAATACTATTAATGAGTTGTCTAGATTTTCACGCAAAGGGCTTTCATATGAAGCAGAGTCTGGTGCAAATGATGACCTTGTTATGACACTAGTGTTATTTAGTTGGTTGTCAGATCAACAATACTTTAAAGATATTACTGACATCAATACATTAGCAAACCTACGTGAAAAGTCAGAAGAAGATCTTATGTCTGAGCTTACACCATTTGGTTTTTATGATAATGGAATTGCAGAAGAAGTCATATATGAAGGTCGAGAAATGTGGACCGTTGTACCAGGGTCTGGGGAATTGTACTGAGAAATTGTGTTATTTATAAATAATACTATGACAAACAATCGTATAATGAACATCATATTAATAGTTTTCTAAGGGGAACACACATGTTTCAAGTCTCAGCAGGTGTTGAGGTCCGCGAAATTGATCTAACCAATGTTGTCCCAGCCGTTTCAACTTCAGTTGGTGGTATTGCAGGCGCATATGCCTGGGGTCCAATAGAAGAAGTTATAACAGTTGGTTCAGAAAAAGAATTGGCTACTCGATTTGGCAAACCCAACGATGATACATATAAGTACTTTATGCCAGCCGCACAATTTTTGTCGTATACAAATGCGCTTAAAGTTGTTCGTACGGCTAACACAGGTCTTTTAAATGCTGCCGCTGGCGGGGTAGGTATTTTAATCAAGAATTCAAATACATATGAATCGACTACATTCACACAAGATACTGCTGGCGAAGACTATGAGTTTATTGCTAAGTATGCTGGTGCACTAGGTAATAGTATTCAGGTTATTGTATGTACAAACGAAGCAGCCTATGATTCTATTGGTTTTAATTCTTATCGTGGTCAATTTGCTTTTGCTCCAGGCATGTCAAATTATGCAGTATCACGTGGGCTAACATTATCTATTGACAATGGCGATGAAATGCATATTGTTGTAGTAGATTCAGATGGTGCATGGACTGGTGTTGCAGGTACAGTACTTGAAATATTCCAAGGTGTCTCTCAAGCAAGTGATGCACGTCGTGACGACGGCGCATCAAACTATTATGTAGATGTATTGAACCGCGAATCAAGCTATGTCTGGTTCGGCGTTCATGATGACGAACTAATAAATGCTGGCGAAACTGTTACCGAAGCTACCAGCGGTTATGCTACTCTTGATACAGTTACTTCTTATCAATTAGGCGGTGGTGCTAATGGTTCAAGCGTTACGGTTGGCCAATTGCAAACTGCATATGCTATTTTTGGCGATGCAGAAACTGTTGATGTTAACTTTTTAATCGGCGCAGATGTTCTTGAAGCAGATGCAATTACCCATGCTAATCAACTGATTGCTATTGCAGAACAACGTAAAGATGTTATTGCATTTGTTTCGCCTTATGTTGCTGCTACAGTTAATAATGTTACTGCTACAGACGATGTAAAAGCTTGGGCAGACGGTGTTACATCTAGTTCATATGCTGTAATGGATTCAACTGCATTATATGTATACGACAAGTATAACGACAAGTATCGTTGGATTGTTGCTGCTGGTGCAACGGCTGGTCTTTGTGCATATACTGATTCAATTTCTGATCCTTGGTTTTCACCTGCTGGTCTTAATCGTGGACAACTCCGCGGCGTGACTAAGATTGCGTTTAATCCAAAGAAAGCAGATCGTGATACATTATATAAAGCACGTGTTAATCCTATTGTAGCTTTCCCAGGTGAAGGCATAGTTCTTTACGGCGATAAGACTGCATTAGTTAAACCTTCTGCTTTTGACCGTATTAACGTTCGTCGGTTATTCATTACATTAGAAAAATCTGTTGCAACTGCAGCTAAGTTCCAATTGTTTGAATTTAATGACGAGTTTTCTCGTGCACAGTTCCGCAATTTAGTAGAACCATTTTTACGTGATGTACAAGGACGACGCGGTGTAACAGACTTTGCAGTTATTTGTGATAGTACAAATAACACTGGCGAAGTTATTGATTCAAACCGTTTTGTTGCAGACATTTACGTTAAACCAACTCGATCAATTAATTTTATTACTCTTAACTTCATTGCTACACGCACTGGTGTTGAGTTTAGTGAAATTGTTGGTCAATAAGGAGATATAACATGGCTGTTTTAGGCGTAGATGATTTCAAAGCAAAACTAACTGGCGGTGGCGCTCGCTCAAACCTATTTAAGGCAACGGTTAACTTTCCAGGCTATGCTGCTGGTAACGTTGAGCTAACTTCCTTTATGTGTAAGTCGGCGCAGTTACCAGCATCGACTGTTGCACCTATTGTGATTCCTTTCCGTGGACGTCAAGTCCAAGTAGCAGGTGATCGTACATTTGAACCAGCAACACTTACAATTATTAACGACACTAACTTTGTTGTTCGTAATTCGTTTGAACGTTGGATGAATGGTATTAATAACAATAAGACTAATACTGGTCTAACTCGTCCAACTGACTATCAAGCAGACGTTATTATTGAGCAGCTTGATAAGTCTGGTGTGGTTATTAAATCGTATACCTTACGTGGTTGCTTTCCAACAGAGCTTAGTGCAATTGAAGTTTCGTATGATAGCGAAAATGCAATTGAAGAGTTTACTGTTACATTGCAAATGCAGTACTGGGAATCTGGTACTACATCGTAATATTGATAGGTTATAAATAAGAATAGCAGGGCGTATTAAGTACGTCCTGTTTATTCTACAGGAGAGTTATACATAATGGCCGATACAAACAATGGATTTAACCTTTTTGGTTTTGAGATAAAGCGAAAAGTAAACGATAAAGAAGAAAGCAAACGTGCTTCATTTGTTCCTCCAACAACAGAGGACGGTGAAGGCTATGTAGTCAATGCTGGTGGTTACTTCGGCTCATATGTTGATATGGAAGGTGACAGCGCAAAGACAGAACGCGATCTTATTATAAAATATCGTGACATTGCACAACAACCAGAATGTGATGCAGCCATTGAAGATATTGTTAATGAAGCAATCATATCAGATGAAAGTTCTTATCCAGTATCAATTGACCTAGATGACTTAGATCAACCTGATAGAATTAAAAAAATGATGCGTGAAGAGTTTGATTATATTATGAAGTTATTAAATTTTAATTGGCATGGTCATGACATATTCCGTCGTTACTATATTGATGGCCGATTACACTATCATATAATTATTGATGATCAGAATCCTAAGCGTGGCATATTAGAGGTTCGTAATATCGATAATACAAAAATTCGTAAGGTCCGCGAAATTAAAGAAGAGCGCGATCCTAAGACTGGTGTTAAGCTGATTAAATCAGTTAATGAATACTATGTCTTTCAAAATACATTGTTATCAAAATCAAATCAGGGTCTAAAAATTGCAAATGACTCTATTTGTTATGTGACGTCTGGTGTACTAGATCCGTCACATAAACGAGTATTATCGTATTTACATAAGGCTCTTAAACCAGTCAATCAATTGCGAATGATGGAAGATTCATTAGTAATCTATCGTATGGCTCGTGCACCAGAACGTAGAATATTTTATATCGACGTCGGTAATTTGGCCAAGGGCAAGGCAGAAGAATACATTCGTAATATTATGGCGAAGTATCGTAATAAAATGGTATATGATGCATCAAGTGGTGAAATGAAAGATGACCGTAAACATATGTCAATGCTTGAGGATTTTTGGCTTCCACGTCGCGAAGGTGGTCGTGGTACAGAAATTACAACATTACCAGGCGGTGAAAACCTTGGTCAGATTGATGATATTATTTACTTTCAAAAGAAGTTATATCGTTCGTTAAATGTACCAGTTCAACGTCTTGAAGCAGAAGGTACTTTTAATATTGGTCGGTCTACAGAAGTTACGCGTGACGAAATAAAATTTAAAAAGTTTATTGGTCGATTACGCAAAAAGTTCTCAACTCTGTTTATTGACTTAATGAAGACTCAGCTTATTCTTAAAGGTATATTTACTGAAGAAGAATGGAATGATATAAAACAAAGTATTAATATTGATTATCTTGAAGATAACCATTTTAGCGAACTGAAAGATGCAGAAATTCTTCGTGATCGAGTTGCCACTTTGCGTGAGATGGACGAATATGTTGGACGTTATTTTTCTAAAGAATGGGTTCGCAAAAACGTGCTTCGTCAAACAGAAGAAGACATGACAGAAATTGATAAACAAATTAAAGAAGAAGGATCTGATGAAGATCTTGAAATGGACATGGAAGATAATGCTGCCCCACCACCTAAAGCGCCTAAACCAGCAGTACCTAAACCAGAACAATAATGTACTGAAATTTCATTTTTTATAAATAATACAAAGGAGTTTATTATGTCAGCTACAACTAACGATTTAATCAACAGTATTGCTACTGGTAATATGGCAGATGCTAAAAATGCATTTACAAGTATTATGCAGTCAAGAATTGATGATGCGCTTGAAGGCGAAAAGGTTCGTGTTGGTCAATCAATGACTGGTATGGACGAAGAATTTGATTTGTCT